TTCGCAGCGTTCGGCGGAGCTCGCCCGATCAACAAGGTTCTTGATTCGAAACTCCATGGGTACAGGAAGCTAGGCGGATAATTTAATCCATAGTATAATTCGTTCATTCCTATGAATAATCATCCTCGCATGAAAGACGGAGTACCCGTCAATGACAAAGGTCAGAAATGGTGGCTCGATTCGCAGACCGTTCGTGCCACGCTCCTTACAGCAGTTCCAACAATCGTCACGCTTGGCGCTCTCTTCGGTCTACACATCCAGAATGACCAAGTAGAGCTCTTCGTAAACGGTGTCGCGGCTGTAGTTGGTCTTGCTGGTCTTGTGAAACTTCTGATTGATCGTTTCGAGAAGAAGGACATTACCTTCAAAAAGCCCAATGTTTAATTCTCACGCTGCTACTATGGATGAAAAATTCTGGGGCATCGCAGGAATTGTTGTCGGAGCTTTGATCCCCGGAGGGTTCTCCTTCTTCTCAAATCGCGGAAAACTACAATCCGATGATGCGACAAGTATCCGCAAGGAACTCCGAGAAGAAGTCTCCAAACTTCGCGCCGAAATCGATAAATGGCGAGAGGATTACTATTCCCTCAGGGATGCGCATATGGCCCTGAACGTGAAGTACATGAGCCAGAAGCAAGACTATGACGAACTTCAAGAGAAGTTTAAGACCATGCAGTGCAGCTTGTCGGAAGTAAAACGGTCGGTGACAGGCTCTTAGGCTGGACGCTCACGTTGGAGTGGTGAGGAAAATCGCATCTCTCGGAGGTGCACTCTCTCGGCTTCATCACTCCTACGTGGGCGTAGCTCAGCCAGGCAGAGCAGGGGCTTCACAAGCTCACAGGTCGATGGTTCAAATCCATCCGCGCCACGCTAGGAGGCACATGGTCAATCGTAAAAAGTGGTGGGTCAAGTTCATCCCTCGGTCCGTGTGGCGCTGGCAGGTTCGCCGGCGCTATCACAAACAGCTCAGGAGGCAGTGATGGCAGACAAAGTCATCGTTCCGGTGCGCGTCTCGGTTACGGGACACGGCGAACTCGAGGTAGAGGGTCTCACTCCCGCAAGCCTCGCAGCTCTCAGGCTGGTCCAGTACCACGCGCCGAATCTCACGGTGAACTGTCACAACGGAGTAGGCTTTCTTCGCGTGCGACTCGCGGATATCGATCTCCGCCCGTCATTCGCCCCATCTGAGCCGGTCAACATGGATCGTGCTCAACTCGCCAAGCTCGGCGGGTAAACCACTGGTAACGCGTTCATCCGCGACCACGCTTCTTCGGAAGCACGAAAGACATAGGTGCAAGGGGTGGCGGCCCCCAACTAGCCGCCTTACCTTACTAATTACTCATTTGAAAAATATGCAAGGTGAAGCTAATGAAGCGCTAGGTACGGGTTTGATTCCAGACACTCTCGACCCACGAGATTTTAAGTATTCGGACTTGTTGCAGGGGGCTGCTCCTGTTGTGGATTGGGAAGAAGGTTTCAATATTTATGAGGCGCTCGGCATACCGATGATCGTCCAAGATCAAAATGGCAGCTCATCGTGTGTGGCTCAGGGAGTCGCGATGCACTTGCGGGCAATCTATAAGAAAATCACGGGAGAGGACGTTGATTTTTCTCGCAAATTCATTTATCCGCAGATTGCAGCAGGGCTCGGAAGCGGTGCGTCGCTCCGTGACGGTGTGTGGCTAGCCGCCACAAAGGGCGTCTGTCTCGAGAAGACACTCCCCTCGTATCAGAACGGGAGAGCGCCAAGCGAGGAGTACATGTACTCCTCAGCCGAAATTACGGAAGAGATGTACAAAGAAGCGCTTCCATTCGACATCTTTAATTACCGTGTGATCCCTGGATACACGACAGACATCTCCTTGTTCGCTCACGCGATCAAGAACTCAGCAGGGCTCGTTGGTGGCTTCACAGGTACGAATCCAGGTTGGACCCAAGCCGTCATTCAACCTCCGAAGCCAGGTGAATATAAATGGGGACACTGTGTCTTCCTCGCTGGTTATGGTATGTATAATGGCAAGAAGTGTCTCTTCACTCCAAATAGCTGGGGTGGACGCCACACGATTCAGGAAGGTCGCTGGAAAGGCATGCAGGCAATTCCAGAAGAATACTTCTTAGCGAGTGCTCAGACAGCCGTTGGTCCAGCTCCTGGTGCTTACGTGTTCAACGCGTGGGTGCTCGTACAAGACTCTGCTACTCCTCCTAACGTAAAACTTATGGATTTTTTGAAGAAAAATGAGAACAAACTTGTACAGGACGTTCAAGGAAACGGTCAGTTCGGTATTATCTATGATGGCAAGATTCATGTCGCTTCGCCAGAACGTGCGGCGGAACTCTGTTTGACCGTCATGATGCGTAGCGGGCAGGGTGTCGCGGTTCCAAAGGACTTGTGGGAAGGTGCTCCTAAAGAACAATTCTAGTATGCACTATAGAATCAAGGTCCTTCTGACGAGCTCGTTCGGAAATCCACGCGAGATAACCACGATCTGCCAGACAAAGTCTGAGCTGAAGCGTCGCAAGACGATGTACGAAGAGCGCTACCCAGAGGCGGATATCTTCGTTGAAGAAATCCAAAATAACGACACTCCGGTTGATGAAGAAGAGCCTTCAGACGAATAGACTATGCCAATCCTGACTATCGATGCAAAAGACTTCTTCCGGGGGGTCTCGACTACGGACGAACTCGCTGACGGCGGGTTTTCTCCGTTATCAAAAGGAATCAATCTTTTCGCGTCACCAGGGTTGCTACTTCCAGGGAAGAATCCTTCGAGCGGCGGGTCTAACGATGCGACGAACGGTATCTTTGCTTGGTCCACCCATCACACGAGCTTCTCACCGGGTATCGGTCGCGGACTAGGGAGTAACGCGTCGGATCATGGAAAGTTCTTTACGTTGTCAGATGCGGGCGCAGCAACGCTCATGGCGTCTGATACAGGCCGCGCCTACAAGGCGAACGAATCAGACTTGATCCGATTTGGGTCTTCCAACGAACAGTTTTCTACATCTCAAACCAACATCGGAAAGAGCGATTACGAATTCGGCGTAAACGATTTTACCTGGTGGACTGTCACGCTCGGCAAGACGGCTCTTGGAGGGGGTGTGCCACATCACTTCGTCCAGTATGGATCGTTTTTGTACATAACAGATGGTAGATATCTTCACTCTTGGGATGGCGCTACAGGGACGTATAACGCTCTTGACCTTCCAGATGGGTACGTCATTACAGATATCACTGTCTACAATAACCTTATCTTCATGGCGGCGGCTAAGTTTGACCCGCTTGGAGGAGGTGAATCAATCAACTGTCGCATCTTTACGTGGGACAGTATCTCCGATTCCTTCTTAGATGAGTTTCCTGTCCAGGAGCGTATTGACTCATTGATCGTATTTGGGGGTACATTGATGGTTACAACACAGCGCTACATCGGATACTTCACAGGTTCGACGATCAGCCCTCTCTATCCTCTCACGACGAACGTCTATAAATACCAGTGGGCGATTACGAATGATCGTCTGTACTTGCTTCAAGATACGAACGTTCTTTGCTACGGGAACCCTGTCATGTCCCGTCCGAAGTTTTTCAGCTTCCCACTTAGACACACGTCTTCGCTTATCGGAATTACTTCTTATCGTTCCGGGAAGATCGTGTATTCTCTCGCGAGCGCTGCCGGTTCGTGGCGCGATGTAAACGGGTCCGATAAGACGGGAGACATTTACTACGGGAACCGCATCGCGTTCGGGCGTCTCGTAAAGATTCGAGCGGTCATCGTGGAATCCGAAGCACTTTCCTCAGGAAGCGATATTGACCTTGCCTATATCAACGATGTAGGGACAACTAAAACGATTGGATCGTACGATTTTGCCACATTCGGCGCGGTACTCCGTAGGCAGTTCGATCTTTTTAATCACGCTCCAACGTTCACCTTCCAACCTAAAATCACGTTTACAGCTACACCAAACAAAGGTATCCGCCGAATCCATGTATGGTACGAAGCGACTGAGCTTAAACCTAACAAATAGGCTATGAAAGTACGTAGCTCAAGGACAGCTAGTGCGGGCAAAGAGCGCAATACATCGACCGTCATCGAGACGTTTCGCTCTAACCCTGAGAACGACTACCGCCCCGATGAAGAGGGGTCGGTTGAAGATATCACCAAGCAGTCGCGTGGGGATACTCGAGATGAACGCTCGCTGCACGATGTACGTAAGCATGACCACGATGGAGCGAACTCTGTCCCCGTGAAGCTTAAAAATCTAGCGGGGATGCTTCGCACCGTGTCGGCGGCGCCAACGTGGGTGCCTACCTGCTTGTTCGAGCAAGTTGTCGTTTATCGCAACGGAGCAACGCTCCGCCTGTATGTGTACGATGTGATGAATAAGGCGTGGAGATACGCGACGCTCACTTAGGGTGTCTATTTTAGAAACGTGGTAGAATACGCATAACTTTATGGCAACACCCAACGTACAGACGGATGCTATGGGAAATTTTGGCATGGCACCTGGTGCCGCGCCCGCTTCCCCACCTCCAGAACCCCAACAGGTGACGGATGCTCGAGCGAATCCTTTGTATATTGGATTAACGAATTTTAGTAACTTGCAAAAGCAGTACACTCCTTACCAGATCGAGCAGGCTACGACGCGCGATGCATCGGGGAATATTTTCTGGAAGCAAGGTGCGGACATCTCAAAGGTCCCAGTCGCCCCTCCGAAGTTCACAGCTCCAGCGGTGGCGCCGACTCCGTCCACGAATAACCTTCAGGCGACAACAACAGCTCCCGTTGAGACGATCACGACACCGACTCCGGTTACAGCTCAAGATCAGTTCGCGGCAGGGCAGAGTGAGGCGGCGAAGACGTATCTCACGGGTATCCAGAGTACGCTTGACGGGCTTCTCGCGAAGCAGCAAGCGATGGAGATGGCTCAGAAAAACGCAGCTCAGGCTCAGGTAGACGCTACCAAGGGCAAGATCTCAGCAATGGCCGATTCTACAGCAGCCCAGGACACGCTTAAAGCTACGCGTGACATGTTCCAGGTATCGCAGACCATCAATGCGCTCAACGAGGTTCGTACGCGCATTGCAGACGCTACAGCAGCGCTTGACCAAGGGATCATCCACGAAGAAAATCAGCCTGTTCGAATGCAGCTCCTTACGGGAAGAGTATCGGCGCTTAAGAAACAGGGTCTTGCGCACCTCGGTGCTTTGCAGGCCACAGCGGAAATCATGAAGGGGAATATCGAGCTTGCGCAGGCGTATGCGAACGACTCCATCGCAGCTATTAAGGCTGATAACGACCAGCGGAGAACAGCCCTTACGACGCTTTTAGACCTGGAAAATAATAATCTTATCAAGCTTTCCGCGGATGAGAAGAAGACGATCGATGAGCGCATGAAGCTTCTCGAGGACGAGTCCTCCCGTATTGAGAAGCAGAAAAACGAGGTAATGGATCTTGCGACGAAGTACCCTCTTGCTTTTACACAGGGGTCCGTTTTGCTTACTGATACACCAGAACAGGCGATTGCGAAGATGGCACGATTCATGTCAGAAGAGCAGAAGATCGAGCTTGAACAGAAGCGCCTTGAACTCGCCAAGACGAAGGCGGAGATAGCAAAGATCGGAAGAACGGGCACGGGGTCAGGCAGCGGAGCTGTGAGTGACATGGTTGGAGAAACCGGCCGCCCTCTCGTGGAGGAGATCGCTGGTGTGGTAGCGAATCTTCGATCCCAGAATTTCTCGCAAGACGATATACGCACAAGCGTTTACGAGATATATGGTGGCAGATTCAAGAAATTATCTGACTTAGCGAGTGTATTGGATAATGTTTTCCAAGGGGGTTTAAGACCAGCTACCACATCTGAGTTACTTGATCTTGGCATTGTCGGGAAAGATCGCCCAGATTTGGTAGGTAAAACGATCGTAGAAATAGCTGAAATATTGAAGAGTGAGAAGAAAGATACACCAAAAGTAGCGTCGAGCTGGTGGGAAAACGCTACCCGTGATCTTGGTGACTTTATCCTGGCTCCTATCAGGGCTGCTAAAAAGGAACTTGGAGGCAAGTAACTTCTATTATGCCTAGCGCCACCGAAGCTGCTCGTGCTTATCTAGCGGAGCGCTCTTCTGCAAAGAGCATGTCAAGTGACAGCTCTGTTCAAAAGAAGCAAACCTCAAAGGCCACCGAAGCTGCGAGAGCCTATTTAGAATCGAAGAAGCCGGTCAAAAAAGATGTTCCAAAAAAAGAAGACATTATAAAGCAAAAAGAAGAGCCGAAGCGTGCATTTGGCCCAGATAAGAATTCTATCGCAGCACCGTCTCTCCCAAGCGGTATATCTCCTCCTAAAATTGATTTAGGCTTCGGATCAAGCCAGAGCACGATAGTGCTTCCGTCCAAGGAACAAGTATCTGCTGTGGAGTCTACCGTGAATCCTGTAGTCTCAGCCTTCCGAACGGTCGCGGCAAAAGCGAAGGAGTTACGCACCAGCCAGAGCGTCGGTGCTCGCGTTGTTGGAGCGCTTGCTGATTCTGTCATTAACACGGGCAGAGACATGATAAGTAAGCTAGATGCGGCAGCGAAGAAGCCGACAGTTCCATCTGTTTTGGACTACGGTATCAATGGAGCTACGCTTGGCGTTACTGATTTTATCCCAGAAGCGGCCCCAGAGATTATTGGAGCAGCGGCAGAGGGTGTCGTAAAAAGACTCCCCGTTGCTGGAAAGATTGTTAATCCTAAAAAGGTGGGGGAAGTCGTCCAGAAGGGCGTTCAGAAAGGAATGGAGGCTATATTCGGACGGTTCTTGCAGGGCGCTGTAGGCGATGTCAGTATCAAAGCGTATGAAAAAGCTTTCGGTGAAACGACACCCGAAGAGCAGCAGCAGATCCGAAACGTGACAACGGTGGGTGTGTTGATTGGTGGTTTCAAAGGTCTGAGCAAGGCAGCCGAAGCAAGAGGTGTCCGGATGGAGGGGATGAGAGATGCTGGCGACTTAGTGCACCCAACACTCGAAACACTTGGTTTGAAGATTGAAACAGATAAGAATGGGCTTCCTATCTTACCAGATGAAGCCGCAGTTAATCGCGCATATAAGAACTCCCTCGAGAAAGCGGCGGCTGATGGAGGTCCGAACATGAAGGTGAAGATGGATGCGTACGACTCAGCCAAGATCATGGCTGATGATTATCGCGCTCTTGGTTATCAGAAATTCGTCGAGAAATGGCAGCCTATTTTTGAGCAAGGCTCTGTTCTTGCGGACAGGATCACGTCGAATATTGAAACGAAGATAGATGATGCAATCGTCACAAAGAGCGCGGAAAACGTGAACAAGGTTCTAGCTGGTCCAGCAACAAAGGAAAGTTACCGCGAAGCTCGCAACCTGTCAGAGCGCGAACAGCTTGCATTTGAACAGGAGATTGTGGACATGAACGCGAAGAACGACCCCAAACTTAGCCAAGCAGCGGATGCTGAGGGGTATAACTTCGACCGTATCGATGATCCTTTCGACGGTCGACCGGCACATTACGATACACAAACAGGTAAAATCTCGCTAAATGAACCAATAATCCGTAGCACGCTCGATGCTGTCTGGAACGACAAGGTTATCCGTGTAGGGGAAGGCAAGCTCACGACCGTGTTTCGCAAGTTGAGAGGTGAAAGCTATGAAGCGATGAAGACGCGTTACGAGCAGACACTTCTGAAACATGAAATCGCTCACGCGAAGACTGTCACTCCGGAAGATGCGGCGCGGTTACGTATCGCTGTTGATACTGGTAATAAGAAACTTGAGGCTCAGCTTCGTGCTGAATTGGAAGAGAAGGCTAGCCAGTACACCATTGAAGAGGGAAATAGGCTTCCTGAAAGCACGAATAAAGCTATTGATGAAGGGGTACGAGAGTTCCAGACGTACCAGGAAACCCGCTCCCAGCTCGACATGATGAAGTACGAGAAAACGGAAATGGAGTCTTCGTACAACCGTTGGAAGAAAATTGTAAAGAATAATCCAAACCTACGTAATGCTGATTTCGATCAACTTGAAGGAACTTTGAAGACGCGCCCGGCCTATAAGGATGCCGGTGCTGTTAAGAGTATCTTTGAAGATGCTCTCGCGAAACAGGATGAAATGGGACCAAATTCGTTCGATGCTCTTCTCAGCGAGTTCCAGAAGCGACGCTCCGCTGAAGAGCGTATTCTTGGTGAGTACAAGAAGGCACGTGGATCTCAAGCAAAGCTTGATCTTGAACCATCAAAGAAGGATGCAGAGATGCGTGAGATGATCCGGCGCGAGATAAAAGCGGAAGCGGAAAAGCAGAAGTTGTCAGGAGAAAAGCGTGCTCTAGAGACAGGCTTGCTTCGTGAGCGAATCACACGACGTCTTGAACGTCGTGTCATGGACGAACGTTTCGCTGAGGTTGAGAAGAAGCTCAAGGGTGAAAAGGTGAACCTTTCTGAACGTGCCCAAACGAAGATTGATAAATTAAAAGGTAAAGTGTTCAAGGAGCGCGTAGCTGGCCGCATGAAGCGTGATGTTCTACGTGAGCGAATGGAAGGTCAGAAACAGGATCTTCGGACCAAGGCTCAGACGAAGCGAGAAGCTCAGCAGCTTATCGTAGACTTCATGCGTCAGAATCGCGTACCGAAGGAGGTGCGCGTGCAAGCCATCTCCGGTCTCAAGAACGCTCGAAATCCCGCAGATGTCCTCAAGGTGGTTCAAGAGATGCGAAAGAACTGGAACGAGTTTGATCGGAAGCAGCATATTCGAGATATTCGAGATATCTTCAAAGAGAATTCCCCAGAGCTTAACCGGAGTGGCTACAAAGAGGGGAAGATGACGGCGGAGGCTCAGCGCGAGTTGAACCGTATCGAGGAGGTATCCAAGCTTGATCGTAATGAATTGAACAAACAGATTGTTCAATTAGTTGAAGATTTCCGCTCAAAGAATCCAAGCACCATTGCTCTTCCAGATGATGTGGCTGCTAAGATGGAGATCCTGGAACTTGGAGGATTAAAAGGACAAACGCTCCAGCAGCTTGAAGCGACTCGTGACTACATCGAGAATCTCGTTGAGCGTGGAAAGTCTGAACGTCAAAGTCAGCTCGAGATGGAGAAGGCTAAGAGCAGGCAGGTCGTTGAGGATGCGCGTGAATATATCAACGGTTCTCCGTCAGAAGTGCTTCGAACGGGCGTGGTAAGCAAGGACACGCTTATCGCTCGAGGTAAAGAGCAGGTGAAAGCCTTCTGGCGATCTGGGTCGATTCTTCCAGAGATGGCTATGAAGTTCGGAAAGGGCGTTGAATCGCTAGTTAAAAAAAGTATTTCTCTTGAGAACAAAGCAAAAGCAAAAGCTCTTGATGCTGCACAAAACATGCGCAAGTTTATGGTTGAAACGTATGGAGATAAGGCGCCTTTGTTGAATTCGGAAATGAGCAAACAGACGGATCTTGGTGAATTCACAAACGCAAATGGCCAGAAAACGAGAATTGTTCTTACGAAAGGTCAGGCGCTCGATCTCTACATGAAGATGCAGGATTCAAGAGCGAGACAGGCTATTCTGGAGAATAACGGTTTTACTCCAGAGATGCTCGATAAATCTTTCAGTCTGCTCACGGATGCGGATAAAAAGCTTGGTGACTACATTATCGAAAAGGGATACGCGACTCCGCATGACCGTCTCGCGGCTGTGTACGAGTACACGCGTGGCGTTCCATTCGGGAAGGTGGATCGCTACAGCGGGCACCTTCGCTATGAAGGTGATCCAGAAGCGACAACCTTCCTCGACGCGGCTCTCATGGACGTATCGAACCGTAAGCGAGTTGGGTCACCAGAGTTCACAAAGAGCCGCGCTGATGGCGTCAAGCGGCAACTCCGTCTGTCTACTGATCCTGTAGGAGACTTCCTGACGTACGTAAATAAAGCTGAGCACTACGTCGAGATGTCGGAGATGGCTCCTCGTTGGTCAGCTATCCTCCAGGATAAAACGATCCGCGAATCCATCATCGAGAAACATGGACAATCTGCTTGGGATTCTTTCGAGTACCAGGTGAACAACTTGCTCCGTGGCGAGCCGGAAAATATAAAAGCCTCCGGTCCAGCTAAGGCCGTCAGTGCCATGTCCGGCAATATCAGTGGAGTCTTGGTCCGTAAACCGAAAGTCGTGGCTGGACAGTACGCATCTCTCGCGCAGTTCCGCAGCGTTGCGCGGAGAGGCGGTGCCTTCTGGCGCGGTGTGTGGGACGCTAAAAAGATGCGCGACATGGTATATCAATATGCTCCAGGTGTCCGTCTCCGCATAGAGGGTGACGCTACTAAGGTTATCCGTGACACGGTAGGCCGCAAATCTTCCACTGGAAGAACGATCCAGAAGCTGCAAGATCTCACTGGGCGCCCACTCGAGAACGCGGATAGCTGGACAACGCTCCGTGGCGCGGCAGGGTTGTTCGCTGACCGTGTAGAGACATACCAGAAGCGCGGAATGTCTCTCGAGGAGTCGCGCGCGAAAGCTGGTGAGGATGTCGATAGCTTCATCATTCAAACACAATCCACGCCAAACTATCTTGGTAAGTCGCAGCTCGAGCTCCAACCATCCGTCCTGCAAGGATTCACCAACTTGCGCAACCAGCCAAACAAGGTGATCCATGGGAACAAGGTTGCCTTTGAACGGTTCCGCAAGGGGGATATGACAAGCAAAGAGCTCGCGACCTACCTCTACTGGAATAACTTGGTTCAGCCTATCGCATACGGGACACTCCGCTACGGAGCAGGTGTCGCGACAAGTGGCGCGCTCGGTGCCGGATTGGCTGCTGTAGGCGCCACCTCCGCCAGTGAGGAGCAGTTCAAGAAGCTGAAGAACGAGGATCTGAAGAAGAATGCGATAGCCTCTATCTTGAACACGAATCTTACGGGCTCCTTTCTCGTCGGAGACGTCGCTGAAATGTTTATAAACAACCTATTCTTTGGCAAGAACTATGAGATTAGACCTGGGGTATTGCAAACACTTTGGGATGACTTCAGCAGAGCGAGCCAGGAGTGGGCATCTGGGGACATAGACGAAGCTGGGCTCCTCGGAATCCGCTCAACCTCACGCATGGCAGGCATCCCTGACCCAATAGATATCATCGGGATGTTCCTTTCAACCGTGTCGCGTGCCAATACTGAAGCGAAGGCAGAAGCGAGAAAGACTCCAGAAGCACGGTTCGAAGCAGCTCAAAAACGAAGAGCGACTAAGCTTGAGAAGGCGCTAGGTAAATAACAAAAAGGCTCCCAACCGGGAGTCTTTTTTCTTATACATCTGTTCCAACCAGCCAATCTTCCGCCATCAAATCTAGGTTATTCAGCACGGCTGGGACCACCTCGCCGCCTGCACATACCGCGTAGATGTATGGACGATTCATCTTACTATGCTCATCTGGTACTTGGAGAATCAGATATCCTTTCCATTCTGGACGCATGATGCTCAGACCATTCGGATCACTATGCGCGAAGTATTTACGTCTTTCCATGTCGTCAGCTTTTTGCTGGGCGAGTCTTACAAGCGTTGCATCGGGAGCGAGTGGCCTCAGGTGAGAACCCTTCCGCTCTTCGTTGATTGCTTGGAACACCGTGATTCCCTTGATAGGGGATGCACACACGGGGAGCGCGAACGAAAGGAGCAAGAGCGAGAGCAGAAGGATTCTCATAGGTGGTAATTAAACGAGGAATCGAGCTGTGAAGCGTTCAGCCATCTCCTTATTGCTCTTCAAGAGGAATGAGGCTTGGCGACGTAACCAGTTTCCGATCTCCTTGCGACGAGCGTCTGGCATCTTAGCTGCACCCCAGATCGTGAGAACAGCGAGAGCTACTTCCTTCTTGGCTTTCTTAGCGACTTTCTTGGATGGAGATTTCTTCATAATGAACAATGAGATGAATAATTATTTGAGAATGTTGCCATTCACCATCAACGGACCTGTGAAGGAGAATGGACGATCCTTACAGACGGAGCACCGGAAGCATTTCTGCTTCGGACCCCACAATTCTTTTGCCGAAGGGAACCAATTGTCGCGTTTGCACGAGGTAAAGTAGCGTTCGACTTCTAGGAAGCGAGCGTAAGCTGCGTCCAGAAGAGGCTGTGATAATTCGTAGTCCTGTGCGCGCTTGATGTTTGGATCTTTGTCTCCGGCGATAATGCGACACCGACACCAGATACCCGTCGCTGCGTAAACGAGCTGTTGATAGACAGCGAGTTGCCCCGCGTACTGCATTGGCTCGAATTCGGACAAGAGATAGGTTGTCTTGATGTCTGTGATGATGCCTCCGTGGTGTTCTGGCTCAATCTCGGTGATTGCAGCGCGGAACTCAGCATCATCCATCATGCCTGCTTTGAGGGCAGCGTAGAGCTTCTGGATGCCAGGGGCGAACGTAACATGGTCCAGGATTCCCTTTCGGTTTTTCTCTTGATCGACGAAGATCTGTTGAGAGGTGAACTCGTTGAAGGTCATCATTTTGAACGTTGGATTGTTACGGATCGCCTCAGCAGTTTCAGAAGCGTCTTGCCACATACCCCCTGTTACTTGGCGCTTCGTGCCAAGTTGTTTGATCGCGTGCAGCTTCTCTCGGAGCTCGTCGATCTTTGCTAGGCGACTTGTGATACCTGATTGGGCAGTCTTGTTGTCGCCGTCTGCTTTTTGCTTCATGGTGAGTCCCTTTTTATCAGGAGTCTCCATCTCAAGCTCAAGCTCTTTAATTTTTTGTTCGTACTTCAGAGCGTCTGAAGCATCTACCTTTGAATCGACGCGGACGTACTTCTTGTCGAGCTCTTCTGGACAGGTGAGCATACAGTCCACGAGGGAGCCGTAGAGGAAGTAATCCTTGTCCGGCTCCTTATATTCTTTCGTGATGTATTGCTCGCGGTACAGGTTAGGGCAAGCGTTGAAGACACGTAGCGCCGAGTAGTTGGTGAAAGTCGTGTCGCGTCGATACGCCTTCTCATCGACTAAACGGGGCACAGAGATCATAGCTTTGGCATCGAGGCAACGTTTGGCGTTTTGCCTGGGAAGGGCTCAGCAGTGCCGGCTTCCTTAGCCCATGCTTTTTCCAAGCCTTCGCGTTCAGCTTTCAAAGCTGACGTCACTTCCTTGCGGACCATCGCTTCGAGGGTCAGAACCTTCTCGTCGACAGTCTGTGTTGGGAATTGTGATTGTGAATCATTTTCGTCGATCATGGCCTCGACTGTAGCTTCGTGGCGAATCCACATCTCGCCGCCATCCGGCTTGGTGAGGTTGATGGAGCGCGAGTACGTTCTGACGACTTTAGTGATGGTCATAGGGGTAGATTAATCGTATTCTTCTTCATCAGCGACGGCCGCTTTTTCTGCTTTCTGGCCCTTTGATACGATCTCTTCGTCAGCAGTTGTCTTCACGGCTGTTTTACCCGCTGCAGCCTTGAATGCTGGCGATGGGATAGCGAACTGCACATCGAACGTCCAGTAGCCCTTACCGGCCTGTTTTGAAGGTCCAGTGAGGCCCTGCTTCTTCCCGAGACATTCGATACGGACGATCGCGCCGACTGGAATTGCTTCGCCTTCGTTACCTTCGAGCATGAAGTCGTCGAGGACGGTCGTACCCCATACACTCACGATCTTTCCATCCTCGAGCTTGATCTTGTAGACGTTGGAGTTATTTGGGCCGACGTCTTGATCGATGCCAGTGAGTTCACCTTGTACGGTGTCGCCAAGATAGACGTGGCTGTCATCAGCGGCTCCTTCTTCCCAAACAACGGTGATACCAAGTGGCTTCTTTGCAGATTTGAAATTGAGTTCGGACATACATTTAGATAATAGACTTCGGTGATTTAATCAGGAGAATCCCACGGAGCTGCTTTTTCTCCCGCATGAGGCAGCCCATTTGTACGAGCCGGCTAACGGTGCGGTGGATGCTTTGCCGGCTGGACTCGAGCTCGTCCGCAATCTCAGAGAGAGTGGGAGCGTACTCGTGCTTCTCGTTGTACTTTTCGATGAACTCGTAGACGCGAATGTCGCGAGGAGTTACGGAGAGTTTTGAGATGTCTTTCACATAGGTGAGCGGAGCGTATGAATTAGGTAGATCAAGCTGTTCGCTGCTTCATTAGGATGACAGATTGATTACGTTTTGTCAACTGCGTCCGTGAGGCTGTCCGTGTCGTCCAGAATGGCTTTCACCTTGTCCGTTTCGTCGTAACTCACGGTCACGGCGTAGTGGACGTGAGGAGTCTCGCGCGTCTCGCAAGAAGTGAAGGCAACGCTCCCATCCTCATTCGTCCCTTCCGTGAGTTGAATATCCACGTGGTTGATCCCGAGAACCTTCTGGAAGCTGCGAGCAAGGCTCTCTTTGGTATCTTCGATCTCGATTGGACGTGATGTGTGGAGGACTTTGGAAAGGATAATCATAGGTTTTCAGGAGCGAGCTCGTCCGGTACCTCTACTCCTTTGTCCTTCGCTTCTTTCAGAATCTCTTCTGAATCAGCTTGGTTTAGGACGGCGGGTCCGGTAGGCGTCGTCATTAGATGTTTCTTAGGAGCCCATGGATCGATTCCAGCGGCGCGCATCTTCGCTTCTTCCTTTCGGATATCAGCGCGAGCTTCGGAGTATGGCACCCCTGAGGCTCGGCACCAGTTCTGGAGCTGTCTGCGTCGCTCGGCGCGGTTAGGCCCGCCATGCGATGGTGGTGTTACATCTTCCACGGTGAGGATGCGTGCGAGCATCGCGTTCCGTTTCAAGATAATTGTCTTAGGGGATGCCATAGGCGGCTATTTGAGGTAAATAAACGAGAAGGCTGCGATTGCTATTACGATTTCAATCATCAAGACGAAGAATGCAAGCGTGCAAAGGATTGAACGGATCGCCCACAAGGCTTTGTTCTGGTCGAGGAGAAGCGCTGGAAGCCGCTGCATGACGTTCATTCCGCCTGTTACGGCACAGTTCATGCCAATAAGGGTATTCACCTGCTTGGTTGAGATTGTTATGTTTTCTGCTTGTTGAGTTTTGAACTCTTCCAGCGATGCAACATGCAATGATTCTGCATGATTACGGCTGTGCGCATGCTCTTCTTGAATTTTTGAAGAGTAATGCTCAAGCTGCTTATTTACATCTCGTAATACTTCGTTCATCGCGCCGTGTAACTGCTCAACCGTTGCGTATGGTGATTTTTCGATAACCTTCAGTGCGGTCTGCGGCTTCTTGGCTCGGCTTGCTCTGGTGCTCATAGTTAGTTTTCAAGAGTAAAGATGGCGATGCAGCAGGAGTCAGTCTTCCCATCATGGGGAACCTTGCACCTATCTGTTCGTCGCCAATCCATTTTAGGGAATAAACGCTGACAATACACAACGGAACTCTTTGCCTTCTCATCCTTCGGGAGTCCGACCAACACCTTCTTCATCCACGTCTGAGGGATTTGGAGCTGGTAGGGAATGTCGAGAGCCGACATGATCCCCTCGAGCAACCCCGCACCGTAGCCGAAGTTGAACATGGAAGTAACACCCTGACCTGGCATCGCACCGACCTTCTCGATCGTAGCTCGTGAGATGGGGTAGGTCCTGAACACGTTGATGATGGCTCGGAGATCGTAGCGACGTTTCGAGCCTTTGAGAGTAGGCATAGCAACCGATAGAGCTATGTCGTATCGAAACCCTGGACCTCCATCTTCGGCTGGATAACAACGCAAGACCGTTATGCCTCCATCGAGGCCGGGATCAACTCCCATGACGTAGGAGACGTTCTCAAACGTCGGCATATCAAGACTTGTTCTTTGCCACGTCGAGCTCATTCTTAAGCTCAGCGATTTCGTCTTTCAACTCAATCGTCTCATTTTCTAGGTCTTTCACTTGATCCTCCATATCAACAATGTGATCTCTCAACTTTTCAATGTATTCTGCGACCTCTTCGATTGCGGAAGAGATGGAAGTCATGTCTGGCTTATCCATAAGTTTGCGAGGAAACAACGTCGCTGACGACAGTGATCGTTGCAAGGAACGTGAGTAAAATGATTGCTAAGACATAGAGGATCAATCTACACATAAGGTTCAAAGGTGAATGAGAGAAGTCCCACGCGAGAGGCAGACTGGTCCGCTTCTTCGTGGGGCTCCGGGCGAGCAGCGCGATGGCTGTTCTTACTTACAATGATGACAGAAAGATTACAGTTTGTCAACACTACTTATCCACTCTATTTCTTGATGATGGATAAGAATCTTTTTAGTCTAGCTGCTGTAATAGATCAAAAGTTTTAGCTTCAATCTGTCGCACACGCTCACGTGTAACATCGAACTCTTTCCCAACATCTTCAAGCGTCATCCCTTTTCGCACGCGTAAGTCTAGGACTGCTAAATAGCGTCTATTGATACGACCTGCTTTCGTAACTTGTCTCGCTCCGCGCATAAGAACAGGTTTAATCTTATTGAGAACCAGATTTAAATCGTTCAGCTCTCTCATTACTTGGTCCCGTTTATCTCTAAGTAGCTCGTATTGGATGGCCACATCCTGTATCTCTTTACTTGTCATGATAATCATAGGTTATTTCTTCATGATGGATAAGAATCTTTTTAGTTTAAAGCTCGGAAACACATAGTCGTCCCACACGAGGTGGAGCGTGCCATGCGTCTTCCCTACGGCTTTTCGATACAAGCGTCCTCTGAGTTGGTGGATAAGTAGTTCGTTAGAAAAGCACGGAGAGATGAGGATAATGTCCGTAAGTTCCGGTATGTTGACGCCTGTAGAGAAGCATCCGAGAGTGGCAGCCGCGGCTCGGAGCTCACCTGAACGGAGCCGTCGGCAAACATCTTCGCTGTCACGGTCACGCCCTGTAATTGTGGCGCAAGGGATTCCAGCTCGATTGAGATGCTCTTGAATCGCGTAGCATGGGTCAACATAGCGGCTCGCGATGATAACCCTGCTCTCCGGGGATGAATCAATAATGTTCTTGGCATACTCTACGATAAGATTTAAGCGTGCCTCGTTCTCGTGCAGGCTTTTGTCGATCGCCTGCATCTTCTTTGTGATCGGCAGTTCAAACAGTTCCGCTGGTATTTCGGCTTCGCTTTGGATGACTTTGGTGTAGACGGGAGACACTCGGTTGGCTTCCAGAAGCTCGTCCTTCGTCACAGTCGCAATAACCTTCCCGTAGGTTGCGTGGATCAAGAATTCCATTCCATCCTTGCGTTTGAGCGTTCCGGTGAGTCCGAACCTCTTCTGTGCAGGTAGCTGACTCATGATCCGTTGAAAGGTCGAACAGGGGCATAGGTGACATTCGTCTTGAATTACCAGTCCAAATCTTCGTCCGAGGGATGGATCTTTTCCCAGAGCGATCTCCAAAGATTTATCAATCGCGAACGTAACTTTTCCCACGGTGTTCTTACCGGATCCGATTTGCCCGAAGAGTAGAAGAGGCTCGTCCCCGCTGCTAGTGTCTCCGCCAGTCTCTTGTCGTAATAAGCCTGCGTGTTCGCGATGTCTATCGCTGTTAGGGGAATGGAGCCACTTTTTCGCGTCTGCATAAAGCTGTGTGAGTAAAAGTTTTCGATGAACAATGATTAATGTAGGTAGTCCGATCTCAGCAATCGCCGCCATGATGATCGCACTTTTCCCGGCGGATGTAGCCGCGTGGATCACGCCCTGCTTTTTCTTTACCATCGCTTCGACGCATCGACGCTGCCGCTCGTCGAGAGCGAAGTCCTCGTTTCGGTACACGATGCCGGTCCGCTCAAAACAATCTTCTGTCTTGTCGATCAGCGTTTCGTCGGGGAAGATCGCTTTTACGGTCCCATAGCAGCCGCGCGGAATGGTCATTATCCGCCCTCCACGCTTGTTGAAGCTGATCTTGAACGTTTGGATCGTGCGAGGGATATTCTCAGCGTAGAGGCCCAGTTTCTCAGTCTGAATTCTCTTGGGATTCACATGAGTCAGGGCTTCGATGAGACGTTCCACGTCCTCCGTTCGTTTGTCGTTGAGGGTAATGACGATGTTTGAGTGGATCATCATATGAATGCTTCGGCGAGAACCTTTCCGTGCATAGCGAGGCGCATAATGCGCGCGCCTCCTCTCGCTTGGTTAGGTCCGACGATGAATTGGATTTGAGACTCGTTTAAGACTTGATTGAGATAATCCCACTCCGGGAATCCCTCCCAGAGAGCCACGAGCCAGAAGGGGAGATGTTCTTTCACGGCGTAGAGGATCCATCGCCGTTGTTCCTCGTTCAATTGATTCGCCTGAGCGTAGAGAGTGACGAATTGAGAGAACGAGGTGAAGTTGGGTGGGATAGGATCTACACGTTCCAGTTTGTACATAGTCGTTTCAAGAGAGGGGTCAGAGAGTGGGTGAAGCCAGACGGCCCACGCTCCCCTTCCAAGGTAACTGGCACCGAATAGCGCCACTCCCTGACCCCTCTCTTGAATAGTGGACTAAGGGATCTGCCAGATATACGGGGGGATCCGTATGTCTAGTTCCATAGGATAGTAGTCATTCTCCTGGCCGCTCGTACCCCATTCGACGTTGACCGTGAGCCCGTCCTTCAGTCCGGTAATTGTCCCCATCTCGTCGCGGGGGAGGATCATGACAGGAAGCCCGATCATTTTTCCCCACAATTCGACGTCTTCCGAGGTCTTTACTTGTTCTACCTGCCATTTGAGGGTGTCCTGTAGCTCCATCAGCTCAAATTTCTTCTTGCCGCGCGTCGTTGCGGGGATCGTCTTCTTGCGGATTCCATCCTGCACAATCTCAATCATGTTGAGCAGTTGCCCGGGCGAGAGGCTCACGAGGAAGGGGTTTTTAGGGAGGTTCATAGGTTTGGTTTAGTCTTGAATTGAATACCGACGACGTACTTCACTTCATCGATCTCCGTAATCGTGAGGGTCGAGAGCCGACCATGATTTAAGCTGCCGATCTCTTTGACAAAGTTCTGGTAATTCTTTGGCTGATACCCGAGCTCGCGTGTCCCCTTCTGGTAGGCGTCGAACACCTTCCGGATAGGGATCATGTACTTGTCCTCTCGTCCAACCGGAGCCGGCATATAGTTTGCAAGCATGAATTCGACGAGTGGGGAGTTCGACTCTTTGAAGTGCTCAGACGCGGCGAGCACTGCCTCCGTCATAGTGAAGACTCCTCGCGCTTTCAGACGCTTCCAGCCTTCCATCGCCCAGAGAAACACCCCATCGCGTTCCGCCCAGAGCTTCTCGTGCAGGTGAGGCTCGCTGTTTGGGTGGAATCGCGCACCGAACTCGATGATCGTGAAGCGGCGGTACAAACCCATCGTCGTATCGTTGATCTTTGGGAGAGAGTTCACCGCAAAGACGAACTTGGCATAAGGCCGAAACACGAGAGGATCTTGGATAAACTTACGATCCGCTGTGATCTCCGCACCCGTGATGACCTTCTTGATATAGTCGGATTCGACGTAGTTGTTATTGATTTCTTCGATGACGTTGAGTGTTTTTCCGAAGAGCTTGGCCGGTCCGAACTGCTCGTGAAGGTCTTTCAGGGTAAGGGAAGAAGAGTTCCGACGCCCCAGGATCTTCGCGAGGATATCCACAAAGGTTGATTTCCCGTTCGCGCCCGAGCCGAAGAGGATGAAGGCACGCTGGAAAGCAACGGACCGTGTGAAGCAGTACCCCGCCATTTCCTGTAAGAGCGCTGCCTTCCCTTCGTCATTCTCCGTGATCTCCTTCACAAAGCGTGTCCAGCGCGGCGCGAGCTCTTCCAGGGTCTTGTCTGGTTGGTAGGTCACTTCCGCGAGTTGGTTGGTTGAGAAGTAGGCTGGATCATGTGCCTTGAGCTCCCCTGTATCGAGGTTCACGAGGCCATTACAGACGTTTACGACGTTTGGATCTGGATCAACGTCCTTGGGATCAACCACGATCCACTCCTGAGCCTGCAAACACAGAATCTTGTTATCCACATGTGTCTTCGTGCGGTAGGAAGAGAGGCCGTCTTTTTCCATCTCGTTCAAGATCATGGCCTGCATCGTCTTCATATCGACGGGGATATAGGCGCCGTTCTCGTAGTTGTAGAACGAGTTCGCGACGACGTAGCGGAGACTCGGGAAGCGCTCAAGGATCACGTGCTCGTACCGTTCATAGAGCTTTTTCTGGTAAGCCTTCGCGAGTGCCTGATCTTTCTTCTCCTCACGTTCGATCTGCGCTTTTGCGAGTTCTGCGGTCTTTTCGTCTTTCGCGCGGGGGTCAGCTACAGTGATTTCGACCGTTCTTTGATTATCTTCGATGATCTCTTTCGGTTTCCGCTCGGCTCGTTTCGCGGTCCGATGCTCGGCAAGAGAGGTTGAGATAACGCTTGTGACCTTGGCGCGCTCAACTTCTGTCATGCCCTGTGCAACCAAGGGATGGTTCCAGCCTACCTCGTAGGGCGTTGCGCGAGCGTAAGCACTCTTAATCACGGCTCCGATCTCATATGCGGAGAGTCCGTTGTAGTGAGTGAAGTAGCCCAAGCACTGTGCTTCGGACCAGCCAGACTCACGGAGGGCTGATACGGCAACAAAGAGGGACTCGTTCCGGCTCCCCTTACTCACTCCATCAAGACGCATCAGTGCCTGGATGGATGGGCGGTCCACTTTCGGGTAGACACGGTTGAGCTCATCGAGGACAGCTTTAGGGATAGGCTCGTTGCCTCCTGCCTCTTTCCAGGTGAGGTCTCCAAGTTCCTTTACTTCTCGCTCTTTCGGTTTGCAGAAGAACTGGCGCACTTGCTTGAACGTGTAGCGTTCACCGCTCGCGTGAACCAATTTAACAAGGAATGGGAATACCGGGTCTTTGAGATGGTAGGTGTTTGGGAGACGGAGTACTCGAGCAATATCTTTTGCTCCAGGGTCGCCTTGAAACCGATCAATGATAGCAAGTTCAGTATCTCGGTAGGAGATAAAGAGTTGTTTTCGTTTTTCATCTGATAGGTTATCTACAACGATAGGCTGCTCAAGGCACCACAGTGCATGGTAGCCATTCTTCGTCTCAATAATGAAGGTTGGGATCATCCCGTGCATCGCGAGCTCTGAGAGAGCTGCTAGGGCGTCACGCTTGAACTCCGCGAGTGCTTGTGGAGTAGGTGCACCAAGCCGCTCTTTCGGCCAATCGATATCAACGAAAAAGGCATTTACGCACAAAAGATTTTCCTCACGGCGTGAATTGGATTTGAATCCGTTCACGGAATAGAAGACACCGTAGCCCTCGCTTTGGTGATCGAGGTCTAGGACATCCGTGTGGATGGGAGGGAGGGATTTTATGGACTCTGCATCGGGGAGGTAGCAAAGAATGCTCCCGTGCAGATAGCGAAGAAACGACTGTACCGGACCCCACGATGGATCAGACTCGGGAATGTGCGCGGGATACGATACGCCGTTGCCGGTTGGCATCGACGGCATACGTAGGAAGGGGAACGTGATTTAAGCCCGAAACGCGGAGAAGTTCCAACGCGTTTTGAGATGGTCTTAGAATAGCACGACATTGACAGATTGTCAACATGCCGGATCTATGGGGAAAAAGCAAAATCCCCACCCTGTTTAGGTGAGGATTTTTTCTTTAACCTCGGACGCCTCGCATGGTCAGCTTCCCGTTTTTGTCCCGTCTCCCGTCTCTGAGGCTGTTCAGTAGAACGGAAACAGCGTTGTCGCTCCCCGCCTGCCGGCGCTGCTTGCTCTGCTGCTCGCATAGGGCATTACAAGAGCCGCAGTAGTTTCCTCTCTCGATGTAGTTGGCAACGTTGTCGGGGAGGGCGTGCTGGCACATAACACAACGATCCTTCACGTATTTTGATAGCTTCATTTGTTTATAGAGAGCCTCGTGATCTTCTAAGCTGGTTTTGTGCGTGTGCAGGAGCATAGGGTTCGAGGGGGATTATACTAGGCTTTTAGGTTCGTTTGTAGCGTCTGGTTGCGAGCATCTTTCCATGCCTCAGGATCGACACGCGGTCACGGTCATCCTCATAGTAGGCTATCGTGTAGCCGAAGAGGTGTTTAAGGATTGGTAGACGTTTCAAGATTTTGAGGTGAAGCGGCGGAACGGTTTCGATAAAGAAGTTATCAATAAAATTTAAGCGCTGTTGCATCTCTCGATAAGCGTATGCGGATACTTCGTCATGGAGGATTATAAGATTCGAGGGGCGGCGCATTCGTGGAAACGACAGGTCTCTCTATAAGATTCACAGCTTTCCTTTAATCCGTGTAGTGCTGTAGCCATCTCCTCTAAGCTTTCTTGATAGGTCATACGGATTACTTATCTGATTTAAGCGACGAGAGCTTGGAGTCGATCTGTTCTGTGAGCTTGTCTACTACCCATCCTTCCTCGTGCCAAGCCGCAGGGTAGTTCTGTACCATCTCTCTAAACTCTTCCCAATCTCTCGTCTGCTGTTTACGAAACACATCTTTGAGGATCTCGATAGACGTATCCGTCATGCGTTCCTCGTTCCATGGACTCGCGCCCCATACGCCGTGGAAGAGTGCGCGTACACGCTCTTCCCACCATGCTTTTTGTGGTTGTGTGGTCATAGAAATTTCTCCAAATAACTTAGTCTCTCTTCTGGCGGGGTGAGGGCTTAGCCAGTCTGGCTCCTTTACACCTTCCGCATAATGATATTGCATCACCCATTTTCACATCTATGGCTCTTTCTCTGGAATTCTTGCACTTACAACGTGGCATTTCTCTGGTCATATCTCAATGATCTTTCCTAAGAGGATTGTGGGGGTCATATCAAAGGTATCTTCCTAGCAAGAAACCAACTATCATCGCCATGATATTGATGGGTATAAATAGCCACTGGATAAGAACGCTTTCTTTCATACTCTTTCAAATAAGTGAGTGAAATGGTGGGTTAATCTCTCCACCAGTAGATAGACTTAGAAAAGATCTCATCTTTTATAGTCTCTTCTCGGTGCGTATACTTTTCGTCTTTGTCATAGCAAGGGGTAGGGAATAGACCGTCTTCTGATCTCAAGATGACACAGCCTTGATCGACGATAAATCTCTCGACGATAGCTGGGTGCTCTCGGTAATAGACCTTCTTACCTATCCAACGCTCTCTGTCTTCCTCTCTAAAGAGCTGTACTGGGTGCTCAAATATCTGGGGGATCAACTGATGAGCTTTTATAAGGGCGTTAGGGATGTCACGGAAGAAAAACGAGTATATCTGTACGCCTGATACAAATATCTTAGCCTCTCCACCTTTTCTAATCTCGTCACCAGATAATCCTGATGACTTCATGTAGTTGTATTCCTCAAATTCCATCTTTACAGGCCAGATATGGCCTGAGAAATCCTCGATAGCTCCACTTTCTAAACGGGCGTATGTTGTATTGTCCTGCCTGCTGTGTGGATGGTCACCATGAATTAGTTCAAACTCCTGACCGTTTTGAAACTTGCTCTTTGCAAAAGCTTTTGCATTAACAGCGTTACCAACTCCCCATTCATTGTTATTTTCCATACTCCATTCATTCATCGTTAGTGGGTAAGGGGGCTAGTTTCGGTTAGGACAAGGCAATGGGCATCCTGTATGACATACGTGATATGCGCGGTGGTAAAACTCTTTCTCCTCTTCCTGAGTGGGTAGCGGATTCTCCAGATTCCATAGGCGACGAAGTTCCTCAGCGATACGGGGGAAGGCATCATTTATAGCTATCTCGAACTGCCCGCCTCCCATCGTAGGGTCTTCCAACTCCTCGAGGTCTTTTAGTGTGAAGTGCATATCAAATATCCATTCGGTTCTCGTGGTCACAGCTGTCACAAACCGTGTGCATGGCGTCAGGGTTATTCCCTACATCGTTTGCATAGGCATCTGGACGGCACGAAACGTCTAGAGAACGCTTATGACACGTCTGACATTCCATACTCTCACTATCAGCGTATCCACGCTCCAAAGCCCAAGAGGCGGCGGAGAGGAGCGCGGAGGCGTTGTTCTGGAGAAATACGTATAATGGTAGATGATATCTAAGGAAGTCAGCTTCAAGCACCTCTTCTCTCCCATTTATACGGATCACTAAGTCCGCTCTGGAACACTGTGATAATAATTTCAGCATCTTAACGAGTGTTTCTTCCTGCGGGGAATTAAGGGGATAAGCTTTCTTCAACAATTCCTCGCCTTGGGTTATTTGTTCAGGTGACATATCACTTCAAAATCTCGTAAATAAAGTCGATCGTTTCCGGCGCTTGATCTTCGAGGGTTTTTAGGAGGTTCCATTTGTTCAAGACATCCATAACACCATAGTCTTGAGCATAATCGATCTCTTCGTTCTTTCCATTGCAAAGCAGCCAAATGATATCTGCGAGGGTAATTGGGCGGCCGATGATCTTGTACGCGTCCTGCGTCGAATTTTCGTGAAGGAACTCGCCCTTCCTGTGTGAGTCGTAGAAATAGTGGATACCTTCTGACAGATATTTGTTCTCACATGCGTGTCCAGTAGGGATCACGTCCCATATCGTAACCGGTCTTCCCCACGGAGCTAGGAGCTGGCACCCAAACTTCAGCTCCACGATCTCGGGAATCGTCTCGATACACTTCGCTCGAATGAAGGCGAGTTTTTCTTGGCGGGTCATAGGTGGTCGCTCCACGAGGTGGCGACTACCGTCTGTGTCTTTTACGATCTGCACAATCTTCTCTTTTGGCATAAGGTTATTTTTTAAGGAGTAAATCAGAATTAATATTCGGGCCTGCTATGAAGCGGTCGCTTCCAGGGTGGTAGTTCGCCCAGTCACGCTTCAGGATACCGCGCCGCGCTAGAGCCACGCATTGCGTGCGTAACCCGTCATCGCGATAGCGCCAGGAGACGCTTAGCGCACCCCTGGATTTTACAATCTGCACAATCTTCTCTCTCGGGAGGATGGTGGATTTCATAGGATCAATGCCAGTCTTCTTCGGTAAACCCGAATGACTCCGGTTCTTCTTGTTCTTCGTACTCGTGGGCCCGCAACGTGGAGAGGGTGGCGTCCAGTACGGCCATCGCTTGATTGAAGCCGATGGATATTTTCCAGGAATCGGCTCGGTCATCTGGTCCGTACTCCTTACTCGCCTGAATGCTCATCTTGAGAATGTAGGCTTTCTGCTCGCGCAAAGCTTTTATAGCACCGCGCCGCTCGGCTTCTGCCATCAGTTCATCTTTGTCGTATTGGTCATAAAGTACCGTTTTACCGTCGTAATCTTGCCAAAAGCAAGCGGCATACCAAGTTTTAGGTTCAAAGGCGCGGGGATCAAGGGCTGCTTCTAGGAGGGGGTTGATTGGTTGGATTGTTTCCATAGGGCTAGAGTGATTTTTTGATAGCTTCGATCTTCTTCGTGAGGATGCGGATGGTTTCGTTTACTCCGTATAAACGCACGCGGTCCGCTGCTTCGCCTCGCATGATGTTGGTAAGGTCGCGAACGCTGAGGTTCTTTATCATGGATTCAGCTTTTAATAATCCGTCTAGTTTTCCTTTCTTGTACATTTTATCTAGATGCAGAGGCTTCTCTGGTGGTTCATAGGGTGGGAGCGTCTCGTTTGCTTCAATCAGCCTCCTAATGGGGATTCTGAAAGCAAAGTCATGCATGAGCGCGCGGGGGCATGATACGAATTTAATCCCGTACAATGTGCACTTGACCGCATCGGGCTCGAGGGTTGCGACAAACGCACGCATGCGCCCGTCGCTCTTCAGAACGCGGAAATAGACACAATCACCCTTCAATGCTGACGTACTGCGTGGAACGATCCCAGTTATTTTTGCAAATATATCCAGGAGCTCTTTCTTGCTAGGTGTCATAGTCGTTGGCATCGGTGGATGATCTGGCATCTGCCTGCACCTCGGAGGGTTCAACTTTTACGGAGGGCATCAGGAGCTCATTAGATGGGCGCTTGCCATCTTCTCCCCACATGTCTTCGTTCTCGCGCGCGCTACGTGCCAGGAGCTCTACAGAGTGGCGAACTGCGGTTAGTTCGTTGTAGATGCCAGGTGGGAGGTCTGAGGTATTCGGGAACACGAATAGAGCCGTTGATTCCGCGCCTAGCTTTTCGATGATGTCCGGAGATGGTGGTTTTGGAGATGGGACCAAATCAATGTCTAAGCAGGAAATAGCCACGCGGGTTTTTCGGCTCACGGTATAGCCAAGCAAGCGGAGGACAAATGTCATGCGCTGTTGGTTCATTTTGCGCGACTCGCCGACGACGCGTTGATCTACCCATGCGTTGTAGAGGTAGGCGATAAAACGAGCGGGGACGATGCGGTAGCGATTAGGTTTCCCGGTTGAAATTTCACTGAGAAAAGAAGCCACAAATAGCTTGTTCTCGCGGGCCTTCGCGAATGGGTCACGGATCATAGGGTGATGGTGCTGTAAAACAGTGTTAATAATAGCGTTTTACATTATTAAGGCACCTATTCGCTAGTATAGCATAGATTTGTTATTAAGTCAATAAACAGTATTAATATAGAATTTATTGTGTTTATCATTATTAAGATAGTTTTTAGTTGATATAAAATGCATAGTATATAGATAGTTGTTTTATATAGAATCGTAAAGGGGGGTATTATTAAATATGAAATTGTAGGAAAAGGTGTTAAACATTATTACTGTTTAACTTCAAATATTAATTTTAAATATATGGGTGGAAAGGGGGGGTAAAATTTTATATTAATAGAGAAAGTTCAGAATACTAAAGATAAAGTAAACATAATAATGGCTAAAAGTTGATTAATATAGAATGGGTAAAAAGAGGGGAAAAAGGGGGCAAGCTGAGTGGGGAATTTTTTATCTCGAAACTCGCTATTCTGTTATCACGCAGGAAAATAGTATTAATAATGCCGCTTCCGCCCTCTCCCATTGCTGACAGCACCAAACAACGTTTTACGACACTCAAAGAAACAAAAAAAAGAGAGGCTAGAACCTCCCCCCCCTAGTAACCAAAAAAAAGAGAGGGCCGAAGCCCTCCCCTTTATCCGATCCGCTCGCCGTGTTCCGTGAATCTCCACCCAAGCCCGTCAAAGAGCCCTGGGATGCTTATCGTGACATCGTTGTCGATCATCTCATTCGCGGCCTCTTGCACGATCTGCTCGCCCTCGTAGCGCGTGCAGGCGGCGTCCTGTGCTCGCTTGCTGAGCTCTGAGAAAAGAAAGGTTTGCATATTAGATGATTCTGATGACTTCTCCCTGCTTAGCCTTGGTCTCCATGCGCTCTATTGCGTCTCCATTCTTCCCCTGGACGTGTTCAAGCATGGTCATGGTGTCTCCGAACGCTTGAGCAATCTTTAGAGCCTCCTGGCCTCGTGTAGCGTCTCGGAATGAAATAGCGGAGGTGAGATAGTGCAAGCTGTCGTAAACGTCTTGCGTGTTTGATCCTAGGTTCTGCTTTTCGAGTTCCTTCTGTGCATCGTGGATCACGTCGCAGTCGAGCCAGTTGTTTGCTTTCTGAGCGTAGGCGATAGCTTCAAGGCGGATTGTGTTTTGTTTGTAGGTCAACATATTAGGCGAAGTAAATAGCAATGGCTAAAGCGATACCGAGGCCAGAGAACAGAGCGCATCCGATCCAGTAGTTTGCTCGTGTCATCGGCTGAGGGTGGTTGAAGGCGACGCGGAGCGATTCGACTGTCCCAACGTGCGTGTAGATTCTTCTCATAGTGGAAGGGGAGAAAGTTCTATGAGAGATTAGGCTCTCTCATGTCCACACAATAACAGACCTTCTATATCATGTCAACATGTACGAAATACCTTGATTCTATTGGTTAAAGTGTATACATCCTATTAGTTATCAACAGAGGGAAAGGAAGGGGAGCGGGTAGAAAGCGAGGCGTTTAAATGGCCTAGCAGATATTGAAGGGTATACGAGTGTCTTGGTCCACGAGTCGTACAATGTTTAAAAGGCTTTATTTTACGACGCTTAGCGTCTTTGTGGTATTATTGGCGCATGTATATCGAATCAATAAAGATGCGCGTGGAAGAGATCCCAGGGGGTGCTAGGCCTGTAGAGGCGGGGGGCCCTGCGGCGGGAGAAGAGGAGGCTGAGGGGCGGGGGTATACCCCTATGTCCAATGTTCGGGATTCGCGTGGCGCGCGGGAACTTTCGACAGGACACCCCCCAGTTTATTCTCCCCATTTAAATAAAGAAGAGGACAATTTGTCCCCCAATTTGTTACAGGGAGAGGACACTTTGCCCCCCTCCCAACTCAAAAAAAATCCGCCAAAAAATTCCGAAGCACCGGATGTCCTAACTTCTGGCATAAAGCTAAGAGGCCCCATTATCCCCCTCTCCAAAGAAACCCCAAAGGAGCTGACCATATTTGAAATCCTGACTCCCCCGAAGAAACTCCTCCCGCAGACTGATCGCCCAAGCCCTCTCGATCCAAAAAAATTTTTTGCTCCGAAAGAAATCTCTGACGAGTACGCCCTCAGTGTTGCTGAGAGCATGGTTGCCTACTTTGGCCGCCCTCTCTCTGGCTGGTACAAAGAAACGATCCTCAATCGCGACGGCTCCCAGTCCGAGGTAGAGAAGCCGTACAACGCGCCACTCCCTCTGATGGCTGAGTTCGCGAACATGGTGGCGTTGACCGAATCCGAGATCAAACAGCTCGCGAAGGCGTATCCGAAGACGCTTGGACGTGCCTATGAGTTCGCGCAGGACGTGGTGAAAACAAACCTTGTGCGTGGTGGGTTGAACGCGACCTATCACCCGCAGTTCGCCATGTTTACCGCCACGAATGAAACGAACATGCGTTCGAAGACGGAATCGACTGTCCGTACCATTGATATGAATGCCCTCTTAGACGATATCGAAAACTCCGACGCACCTCTCTATGAATAGAATTTATGAACAAGTTGGGGACGTGGTGACGACTCTTGCGCCTGCGATCGTGCCGAAGCTTGATACCCAAATTAAGGTTATGGCGTGGAAGAAGCGTGAGCAGAAAGATCCTCGCCTGAACGATCTCTTGTGGCGGATCTCCAATCTGTATTTCATTGAAGATAAGAACGGGAATACGGTGAAGTTCAAGCCAAATATCGTTCAGCGGTATCTTTTGAAGAACCTCCACACCCGCAACATCATCTTGAAGGCGCGCCAGTTGGGCATGAGTACCTTTATCGCGATTCTCTTCTTGGACCAGTGTTTGTTTGTGGCCGGCACGAAGGCGGCGATCGTGGCGGATAAAAAGGAAAACGGTATCAACATTTTTCGTAAGATCGATTTCGCGTGGCAGAAATTTCCAAAATCCTTGAAAGAGTCCGAAGGTCTGACGTCAGAATCTGACTCGACGAGTGAGATGACGTGGAAAAACGGATCATCCTTTAAGGTGGGGACCACCCTTCACTCTGGAACGTACCAGTGTTTGCACATCTCCGAGTACGGCCCTCTGTGCCAATCGTCCCCTGAGAAGGCTTCCGACGTGAAGAAGTCCGCTTTGCCTACGGTCCCTGATGATGGTGGTCTCGTGTTTATCGAATCCACGGCGGAAGGTGAAGGCAATGACTTCCACCAGATGTGCCTTGATGCCATCGAGCTTGAGATGAAGCTGAACGCGACGCAAGCAACAGCGGATACTGAGGAAGTGAAGCGCTCTCTTTCGAAGATGCAGTACAAGTTCTTCTTCTTCCCTTGGTACGAAGATCCGAACTATACAAACGAAGAGGATATCCAGCTTCCGATCGCGACAGCGAAGTACCTCGCCGACCTCGAGAAGCAGCTTGGGATTACTCTCACTAAGGGGCAGAAGACTTGGTATGCCTTGAAGGCCGCGCAGCAGAAAGGACGCATGCGCGAGCAGTATCCATCGACCCCTGACGAAGCTTTCCTTTCGACGGGGAATAAGCAGTTCAACGCGGACGTTTTAAATTTTAAGATGCAGCATGAGGTCCGTGAGCCTCTTTACGTCGATGGGGATCTCATGGTGTATGAGCACTATCATCGCGATCACGCGTACGGGATCGGTGCTGACGTGGCTGACGGTGTCGGCCTCGACTCGTCGACGATGTGTGTCATCGACTTCACGACAACGAGAGTAGTCGCGACTTATAAGAGCAACTCGATCGACCCCGTGAACTTTGCGTTCGACCTCGCCCGTGTTGGAAACATGTATGGCACCTGTATCATTGCGCCGGAGAACGCGCGTACCGGACACACTGTCTGTGTGAAGCTCCAAGAGATGTACCCAAACATCTATGAGTTCGAGATTAAAGGAGGGAAAGAGTCTCGTCCGACGACACGCCTGGGGTTCTCGACGAACAACGCGACGAAGCCGCGCATGATGGCGTCACTCAAGAACATCATGGAAGATGATGAGAATTCTTTGTTCGTGCCAGATCCATCGATTATTCGCGAAGCCCGCATGTACGCGAAGGAAGATAACCTCGTGACGCAATCTCAGATGGCGAAGACCACGCGTCACTTCGATTTATTGATCGCGACGGCGATCGCGTGGGAGATGCGCGCACACTGCACAATCTCGATGAATGATCCGAGACAGAAGGCGCGCGTCGAGCGGAACCGTGAGCGAGTTCAAACAGGTGTGAAGCGTTTTAGATAATAGAATAACGTGCTATCATCAGAATAATTATGCCGAAAAACGGGAAACGCGTTCATTACAGAACCAACGTGCAAGGAACGCACGTATCTCCGACGACACCAGCGGCTGACTCGATTGCGAGTCTTTTGGCTGAAATGAAGAGGAACTTCCTTTCTGAAAAGATTGAAATCATGGAAGGGTTGGAATTCAATCAATACGAAACGTTAAAGACGATTCATTTTTATTTGAACTCCAAGTTTGAGAATGGAGATGTGGATGAAAACGGAAACGACAAGTTCTTCCACAACATTATCAATCATCGGAACGCGCACGCGACGAAGAACATCGACCTCGATACGAAGGACATGCGCGTAACGACTGACCTTGAGAATTCGTATTGGAAGAGTTGGATCTTGCGGATGGAGCTTCAGAACTGGATGCGAGACGAGCGATTCGCGAGCGTTCTGAACCAGATGGCCGAAGATCTTCCTCGCTTCGGTTCCGTGATCTGGAAGAAAACGATGGATGCTGAGGGCAAGGTCTGTATTCAGAACGTTGATTTGCGTGACGTGATCTGTGACCAGGCGGCGGATACGTTGCTTGGCTCTCAGGTTTTTGCCGAGCGAATCATCATGAGCGCTCAACAAATCCGGGATAAAGTAGCTGATGGTTGGGATGAAGATGCTGTCGAAAAGCTTCTCGCCGCTGGATCATTCAAGAAGCAGCCCTACCTACAGGAAGTGACTACCGCCTCTGCTGGCGTGTACGCGCTTACGGACTCCTTGCCGGCCTATGAGGTGTACGAAGTTTGGGGATGGATTCCTGAGACCTTCTTGCCTGATAAGTTGAAACCTGGCGCTTCTGAAGACGCTGAGGATGGTGAAGCACCTGAGTTATCCAGCACGAAGTACAAGTACGTCATGGCGATCGTGTCGGGCCTTGAACCAGGTGGCGCGAACCAAGTTCTTTTTGCTGAAGCTGCTTCCCCTGAAGATTTCCCATACAAAGAGGTCCACATGCGAAAGAATCCAGGCCGCTGGCTGGGGCTTGGAAATACGGAAATGTTGATTCCGCTCCAGATTCGCATCAACGAACTCGTGAACCGTTTCTTCATGGCGCTTCGCATGGGGTCGCTTCATCTGTTCCAGACGCGCGGCAAGATGTATCTGAAGAACTTGATGCAGGACGCGGTGGATGGCGATATTCTTGAGACGACTCACCCGATTGAGCCAGTCGCGACAGAGATTCGTGCGTTCAACCAGTATCAGAACGAGGTCCAGATGATCGAGGTGTTGGCTGACAAGATCTGTAACACCTTTGAAGTTGTGACGGGCGAGTCCATGCCGGCGGCGACTCCGTTTAGATTAGGCGCTCAACTTGGTGCTTCTGCAAAGAAGCTTTTCGAATTTGTACGGCAGAACTGTGGCATCTTCGTCTCCGACGTGATGTTTGATTGGGTACTACCTGAGATCGGTAAGAAGCTGGATCGTGAGCACATGATTGACTTGATGGGCTCTGTTGAAGAGCTGACTGCTTTCGACGAGGCATACCGCAATTCTGTTCTATACGGGCAATTGAAAGACTACATCCTGAGTACCGGGTATCTCCCAACGCGAGAAGAATTCGATACGGCAGCGAAGACTCTCTCTGAACAGATGAAGAGCTCTGACCGTAAAATCAAAATCGAAAAAGGCTTCATGGATGAGGAGTTCCTTGAGAAGGCCCGCATCTCTGTTGACCCAACCGGCGAGACAGAGGACCAGTCGGCGACGAAAGAGACGCTTGGAAACATTCTCCAGATTGTCACCTCGAATCCGGCGATTCTCCAAGATCCGAATGCTCGCATGATTATTGGTCGCATCATGGAGTATTCAGGCATCTCGCCGCTCAAGCTCGTTGGATTCACATCTGCGCCAGTGCAGCCTATGCCTGGAATGGATGCGGCTTCCCCTGCTATGAGCAAGTTCGCCTCGAACCCAGGCGATGCGTCGGCGAAGCTTGCGCCTCAGCCATCTAATTCAGCACCTACACGCTAATCTATGGAAAAAGAGTTACAAGAAATTTCCAATGATGAACGCTTGGTTATTCAACGCTTCATTGCATCGAATAAGCCGGCTTGGGCCTTGGTCCGAAAGGTTCTCTTTCTTCACCTTGAGGAGCTCAGAGACATCAAAAACATCGATTTGAAAGGGAATGTTGGCTTGCAAACGTGTGCGCGTTCCAATGCGTATGATATACTCAGTGACATCTTGAAGGACCTAGATATCGCTGAACCGATATCGAAGGACCCGAAAGCATCTTCGTTCCGTTAATTCTTTATTTTCTCACTATGCGCAAGTCTGCTCCGATGAAGGGCGCGAATGCCAAAGTCACGACACTCCGAACAGGAACCATGTCTGGCAAGAAGGCATCCGGCAAAGCACAGAAGAAGGTTACTCGTTAGTCCTTTACCTAATTTATATGGTCAGTAAAGACCTTAAAACCAATTACCCCTATGGCCGATGAAGCCAAGAAGTCCCTCTCGGAATTAGCCGAAGAAGAGGACGAGGAGACAACCTCGGAAAATCAAGATGAGGACGATGAGTCTTCAGAGGGAGATGAGAACGAAGACGCTGACGCCGAAGAAGGTTCCGATGAGGGATCTGACGACGAAAGCGATGATGATCTCGATGAGCTTGAGGAAGATATCTTGAATATGGGGGAAGAGGATTTATCCGATCCCGCCAATCAAGCAAAGGTCCTTGAAGCTTATAAGAAGACGAAGAGTATTCTCAAACAGAAGAAGCACTGGCGTAAAAAGGCTTTGGAAGCTAGCGAGAAGGATGGCGATAAGCCACCAGCTCCTAAGAAGAAGCCTGCCAGCAAAACTTCTGAACTTGAGGAAATTCGCAGATTAACGGAGCGAAACGATTTCCGGTTTGACCACCCTGAAATTCCGTCAAAAATGGTCGATGAAGTTCAAGACTACGCGACAGCTAAGGGAATTTCATTGGAAGAAGCTTTGCAAAAGCCAATCGTTCGCAAGTTTGTCAACGACAAAGATGCGCGCGCTCGCCTCGCGAAAGCTTCCCCAAGTTCCAAGCATCGCGGACCACAGACGGCGAAGCCAATCGACTGGGCGAAAGCAACTCCTGAGCAGGTAGCTGCCAGAACACAAGAAATTTACGCCCGGGGAAGAGGCTAGTACGAGTGGACTTATTTAACCCCTATGCCAAATACCACCACAACCGTTGTTCCTCACGTTCGCGCGTTCTACGATCGCCAGATGCTTGAAAAAGCACGTCCACACCTCGTTCACACCTGGTTCGGACAGATTCGCGATATCCCTCAGAACGCTTCTGATACCATCAAGTTCCGCCGCTACGCGCTGCTCCCAGCCGCGACGACCGCTTTGACTGAAGGCGTCACGCCAACCGGCTCCCAGTTGTCTGTCACGGATATTTCTGCAACCGCTTCTCAGTACGGTGACTTCATCGTCTTGACCGACGAATTGAAGACGGAGACGGAAGATCCTCTTTTGATGGAGCTCAACGATATTCTCGGCCAACAGGCTGGTAATACGTTCGACCAGCTCTGCCGCGACGTCCTCGTTGCCGGTACGACTGTTCAGTACGCTTCCACCGCCGTCTCGCGCGTGACTGTCACGGCTGCCATGAAGATGACGGCTGCCGAAGTTCGTGAAGCTGTGCGTACATTGAAGATCAATGAAGCGCAAAAGATTACGTCGATGGTGAACCCAAATCCAAACGTTCACACGACTCCAATCAACGCGTGTTACATCATGATCGTCCACCCAAAGACGACTTTCGACTTGAAGGCTGACTCTGAATTTATCAAAGTTCAGGATTACCCAAACCAGTCCGACGTGATGCCAGGCGAAGTTGGCTCGATCGACGAAGTACGTTGTATCGAAACGACGAACGCTAAGGTGTTCGCAGGTGCAGGTGCTGCCGGTGTTGACGTCTACGCTTCTCTTATCCTTTCGACGAATGCCTACGGCATCACTCGCATCGCTGGGAACGCTTTGCAGACGATCACCCACCCACTTGGTTCTGGTGGTTCGACTGATCCTCTTGACCAGCGTGCTACGCACGGTTGGAAGGGATACTTCGTCACCAAGATCTTGAACGAAAACTGGGTCTTGCGCATTGAGCACGGTGTAACCGCTTAAAGAACAATGGTCCAGGGGTAGGCTAACGCTCACCCCTGGACGTTTAACTGATTAATCCTATGAGCACACAAGAATTTAAAAAAGCCACGTTGCCAGGAGCATCTGTCGGTTCCGTCGGAAAAAAGCCCGAAGTAGAAGATGAATCCAAGGATGAAGAGTTGGAAGAGGGCGTCGAGAGCTCTGATGAAGAGCTTGAAGCACCTGTCGAAAAGCCTGTAACGGGTAAGGCAGCAAAGTCAGATCGTGCAGCGAAAGTTGCAGCAGCTCGCAAATTGCTTGCCGAAGAAGAAGCAAACTTCGAGTACGATCCAAGCGTCAACATTGGCGACTTGAATGAGGACCGACGCTTCACCTTATCCGACAAAGCCGTTCGCACACGCGAATATCTCGCCCGTCAAAAGCTCGTCATGGTCACAATTCCACGTGATCCAGCCGAAGCAAAAGACGCTGTCCATGGCTTCAATATCAACGGATTCGGGTTCAGTCTTCCAAAGGGCAAGTACGTGAATGTCCCACAAGACATCGCAAAGATGATTTCCGATACACACGGCCAAGATTTGGTCCTTGCATCGAATCATCCGTTAAATCTTGCTAACAACAAAGACGCTGCGAAGGAATTCGCACGTTAATCTCTCCCTATGCCCGCCAAGTCAATTGCTGTAAACAGCCACACCTCTCAAGAAACTGCAATCGCTACTCTTGAGAAGATCCAGTCGGCATTAGCGAACGGCATTTTCACAAGTGCTGCGATCGCAATCGGTACGACAACCACAAAGGTTAAGACCGCTACGGCTACGCGTTTCTTCATCAATGACGTGTATGGTCTCCTTGCTGTCACGGACGACTTCTGGACGCTCTCTGGAACTGTCACGAACGGGATGTTCAACGTATTCGTCCTCTACATCACATCCGCTGGCGTTGCAGGCGCTGCGATGGGTACGGAAGGCGCTACTCGTGGAGCTGTTGTCATGCCAACAATCCCAGAAGATGCTGCGATTGTCGGCTTCGTCGAAATCAACCCAACAGGTACAGGTAACTTCGTTGGTGGCACGACTGCTCTGACAGATGGAACCGTTGTTCCTAACGCTGTGTACGTGAATACCCCAGGTATTCTCCGCTTACAGGCAACCGTGTTGTAAGAGTCTTGCCGCCTGAGTCTCTCGGGCGGCGTCCTCTCACTATATGAACCTCACCGCACTCCGCGCTTCGGCGCTCCGAAAGGTATCCATGCAGCTCACATCGAGCGATTATCCGAATACGGATGTCGATGCAAACCTAAATGAGTGGTATCGACAGTGCGTCGGGTGGGTTGTTGGTGCCTCTGGAATTTGGGAATACCAGGGGGAGAAGTCGACAACTGATTTGGTCCAGGATCAGATCGAGTACCTCTTGCCGACAGCGATGATCTATCTGAACCGCGTTTCTATCAAATATCCAAACTCTTCGAGCTATGTGCTTGCTCGTCGAATCGACGATAAATCCACGGATAGCGCATTCGAGAACAACGCGATCGCCCAAGGGACAGAAGCGGGCCCTGTGTATCGTGTCTTTGATAACTCAATCTTCATTTACCCAAAACCATCAGCAGCGGTTGTCGCTGGTCTCGCGATTGAAACAGTGGAAGACATTACAGACTTAGCAGCAGGCGGAGATATCCCGAACCTCCCCCTCTGCGCACAGAAGATTCTCGCGTGTGGCGCTGCGCGCGACTATGCGGAATCGGAAGAGATGTGGAACAAGGTCTCGAGTCTTGAGCGGCAGATCTTCGGACGTCCAGGAGGTGATGGAAAAGATGGTCTCAAGTATTTACTCGAGGAACTTTCCGCGAATCACGATAGGAGCGTTCGCCCTCAGGTCATTCCGCGACGCATGAGTTTTAAATAATGCTATACTGCCACTATATGTATAAATTCTCCAAGCTCATTAAAGAGCAATCAATCGAAGGTGGCGCACCACGCAATGTGTGGGTAGCACTTATTGAGTCCGACAGAAGCACTCAACCGTTCCGCGTAGTTGTGGAGAATTTTGAGACAGAAGAGGAGGTAATGAATGAGGTAAATGCTTGGATAGGTGCTCGGAATAAAGAAGACGAGGCAGCCGCGCTTGAGCGCGATCAGCTAACTAAAGAGGTGGCGCAAGAAGGCGTGGCTTCTAGACTTAACAGCTCATTGTAATTTTATGGAACCACAGACGATCGTCGCATCTGACACATTGAAAACATCGGTTGGTAAGAACCGTTTTGATAAAACGGAAGAGCTTGGTGTTTTCCATCTCACGCATCGAAACGCCGCTGGCGAGATTCTAGGTGCGCGTATTGTTCATAACCTTATTACAAGTGCTGGTAAAGCAGGGATTGCTTCACGTATCAACGGATCGGGTGCTGAGGCCGCATTTACATACCTAGCTGTTGGTGTGGGTACAAACGCCGCCGCTGTTGGTGATACAACTCTTCAAACAGAAATCACTGACTCTGGCTTAGCTCGTGTTAATGCTACAGCTTCGCGTGTCACAACATCAGTCACGAACGACACAGCGCGACTCACGACGACCTTCACAGTCACAGGCACGAAGGCTGTCACAGAGGCGGGTATCCTGAACGCTGCATCCAGCGGTACGCTTCTCTCTCGCCAAGTATTCACGGCTGTGAACGTTGTGAACGGAGATTCGCTTCAACTGACCTACAGCGTGCAAGCTTCTTAACTTTTTCTCATGAAAACGCGCTCTTCGTATGCCATTCCACATACAGAGCATATTCAATCGTGTATAGCGTATGGCGATTGCTTTTGATGTAGCAGGAGGGAGTGTCGGCAGCGCCTCACCAGGGACTGCTACCGCTTCGCATACCCACACAATGGGATCTGTTGCTAATGGAATAGCCATCGTCGCCATCTATAATCAAAATACCGGTGGTATTTCGTCAGTGACATTTGGGGGGAACGCGATGACGTTGATTGGGTCAAAGCAAGATTCTGGAAGCAATATCGTTTATCTTTACGCGATCCTTGCCCCCACGTCTGGAGCGAACACGGTCAGCGTCACTCGTAGCAGCACTACGGGATACATGTTCCTCATGTCATCGAGCTACAGTGGCGCGGCTCAGACAACTACTCCAGATGCGACAACGAGTGGGAATGCAACTGGTACATCGCTTACAGGAACGCTCACAACGACTGCAAATAACTGCTGGACGATCATGGTAGCTAGCGCAGCGAATGGATCACAAGCCGCCGGATCTGGTTCAACGAGGCGCGTAGATTCCTCAGGCTTTCAAGGCTTATTCGATTCGAATGCTGCCATCACTCCGGCTGGGTCAACAAGCATGACAGTAACAAGCGCTAGTGGTGCATATGCGTACTTCATGGCTTCGTTTGCGCCAGCGCTTGATCCGATTCTTTTAACAGAGACCGTGACAAATACAGATACGGTCTCTCGGGTAGGCACGTTCGTTCGCTCTCTGACGGAATCCGGGACATTTACTCCATCAGTTGCTACAGCTCGCGTTCTCCCGTTCGCGATAACGGAAGCGACGATGCTCACAGATTCTGTTTCTCGAACAGCCGCCTTCGTACGTTCGCTCACCGATACAGCAACAGTGTCTGACCTGACGCTCAGTTTATCTTTGCTCTGGACGCCTCGTGTTAAGCCTACGTCTGTTTGGACCGATCGTACAAAACCACCTACTACGTGGACTTGATGATACGTGCTATACTCTTAACAAATTCTTTTTCATACCATTATGACCAAGTTCCCCACTCAAGGCTCTCTTTCCCGCGTCGTTTGCACGGGCTTCACTTCGCCGATTCAGCTTGATGGTGCGTCCGTTAAATCGGTTATCATTTCCGCGAAGCGTGTTATCGCGGGTCTGAGCGGAGGCGCTTCGACGAACAACTCTGACGTTGTTCTTATCGGTGTCGGTGCAACGCCAGCTGTTGTGACTGCCTATACAGGCGTTCCTCTCGCCGCCGGTGAAACGATTGAATTTAACGTACAGGATTCTGGCATGATCTGGGTTGCAGGTGCGTCTGGCGACGTGGTGACAGTTACTCGCTTGTTTTAATCTTTTCGTTGGTTTGATACTCTATGGCCTCACGCTTCTGGGTAGGTGGAACAGGCACTTGGGATGCCGCTGACACGACACACTGGTCCGCTACAAGCGGCGGAGCCGGAGGTGTTTCTGTTCCAGGAAGCGGAGATACAGTTACATTTGATGGAGCCTCTGGCGGAGGTACTGTTACAATCGGACCGGCATACGATCCTAGCGTGACTTCTATTGTAATGGGGGCGTTCACGGGAACGCTTGATTTTGGAACGAGCAACCCCACGATGCAAACATTCAATGGTTCTGGCACGGGCACACGCACGCTCACGATGGGATCGGGCTTATGGACTATCACAGGAAGCAATGCGACGATCTTTACACTTAGTACAAGTACAAATCTTACATTTACAGCTTCAACAGCCACCGTGCTATGTACCTATTCTGGTAGCACGGGGACGCGTACGTTCATCGTACCGGCTATCAACTTTTGCAAGATTAGCGTCTCCGCAGGCACGGATATTTTCTATATCCAGATGACAACGGGAGGAACGATCGGCACGATTGATTTCACCGGATTTACTGGGTCACTTCAAGGCGGAGGTGGTTCGGGTCTCGATCTTGTAGGGGACCTTATTCTCGGCGCTGGGATGACAACTGCTGCTACAGACTTGACTCACCCGTATGTATTTAAGGGTACTAGTCTGCAAACGATCACTTCAAACGGTGTAGTGTTGAACCATGGCGTCACTGTCAGCGGCGGTTCTGCGAGTGTTATTTTAGCTGACGCTTTAAACCTTGGTACATCAAGCATTACTCTAAACGGTGTCACTCTTAATACGAACAACCAGAATGTTACTGCTGCTGGGTTAATTTCAAGCAATACAAACACTAGGACTCTAACACTTGGCTCTTCAAGCATTACACTCACAGCGGCCGCTGCTGGGACAGTGTTCGCATTCACGACTTCTACGAACCTTACGATCACTGCAAATACAGCCACGATCAATATCACGGGTAATTCTGCCGATTTCGATGAAGGTTCATTAAACTGGAATGGCGCTTCGATGGTAATCACAGGTGCGTCCGGTGTAGCTATGCGCGGAACGAGCACATGGCTCAATTTGACTCGCACGTCATCATCTCCTGGTGTCGATGATGCACTCTCTATCGCTGGGAATAAAACGATTACTGGGACTTTCACCTTGAAGGGGTCATCTACGAAATTTCGTATGCGCTTGGCTTCAAACCAATCGCAATCTTTGGCTTCTACACGTACGATCACAGCCGCAAACATCGATTTCGAGTACGTTAACCTCACTGACATTGCCGCCGCCGGCGCCGCGAACTGGGATATCTCAGCGATTACTGGGTTATCAGGCGACGGCGGGGGGAATAGCGGCATCACATTCACGACGCCGGTTACGCAGTATTGGTTCGGTACTACTGGTAACTGGACTGACGCGACAAAATGGTTTCTTGGGACGGGCGGAACGGGTGGCGCAGGGCGCGTACCGTTGATTCAGGACAATGCAATCTTTGATGCAAACTCGTTCGCTGCTACGGGTAACACTGTCACGGTTGATTTTGCGAACATCGGGCCCACGAATTGGACTGGCTCGTTGCCAGGGCAAACGTTTACGTGGTCACAGAATACTCGTTCTTACGGTTCGATGACGCTTGTATCGAACACGACATTGTCGTCCACGTTCGGACTCACGTTCGTTGGACGTATGGCATCGACACTCGCAAGCGCAGGCAATACGTTTAGCGGAAGCTTAACTATCTCTCAAGTAGGTTTTGGAATGACGCTCCAAGATGATTTAGCTCTAGCGTCTACACGTACGCTGACGTTGTTTGTTGGTACTCTCAATGCGAATAACAAGAATGTAACGGCTGGATTAGTCGATCTTGGTGGGACGGGTATTCGTACGCTCACCATGGGCTCGGGTATTTGGACATTGACGGGAGTTGGAACGGTCTGGACATACACTGCTACGACGAACTTGACCTACAACGTCAACACTTCGACGGTGATTGTGACAGATACGTCTGCTTCATCGAAGACGCTGAACTTTGCTGGTCCTACCGCTTTCAACGCTCTGATTATTCCTCCGGGCGGAGCAGGCGCGATCATTTTCGGAGCTACGGCGAACCGGCCTATCAACATTTTGAGCGTCACTGGTCCAAAGACCCTCACCTTCAACATCTCGGGAAGCTACATCATTGGTAGCTTGGTATTAGATGGTCGTGGAGGTCTCATCACCATCACGAGTTCTTCTGCCGGAACGCCTTTCACTTTCTCCAAATCCTCTGGATTGGTACAGGCATACAACGTGTCGCTCAAAGACTCAACGGCTACGGGCGGTGCTTACTTCCAGGCCGTGAATAGCGTTGATGTTAGCGGAAATACAGGTTGGAACTTCGTGACAGCTCAAGCTCCAACTAGTCTGAGTGCTGGAAAGAAGTTCGCAGCGTTCGGCGGAGCTCGCCCGATCAACAAGGTTCTTGATTCGAAACTCCATGGGTACAGGAAGCTAGGCGGATAATTTAATCCATAGTATAATTCGTTCATTCCTATGAATAATCATCCTC